GTCCACCCGCAGTTGGCTACCGTAGAGGACTTGCAGAAGATTATTATGGGAGTCAAGGCCTCCTCTACCAAGGGGACCTATGCTGCCCGTCTACGTAGTATCTTCAAGGCTTTGAACAAGATGAAGGTAATAGACAACAGGGTTATAGAGGACCTGCCTAATGTCCGTAAGGGCAGAGGGCTGCCTCATCCCATTACCCCATCTGAAGCTAAGATGCTTATGACTGAAGCCAGAGAGCCTATGAGAGACTGGTTCATAATAGGCTGCTGTGCGGGCCTACGGGCTATGGAAGTGGCCTATCTGCGAGGGGTAGACCTAGAGCAGCAAGAGGACGGATACGTCCTTAGAATCGCTGGCAAAGGCGGTACAGACCTATCTGTGCCTGTAGCTCAGATTGTCGCTGACACTATCTTGAAGTACAACACCAATCAGAGGTTATGGGAAGTAACTCCTAACCGCCTGACTAAGAAGACCTCGCTAGAGATGAAGCGTCTAGGTATCCCAAAGAAAACCTTTCACGCCTGCCGTCATTACTTTGCCACCAATATGCTTGAGAAATCTGGTGGAGATTTACTAGCAGTACGAGATTTGATGCGCCACTCAAGTGTGGCTACAACCCAAGTTTATACGCAACTAGCCTCTGGAAGAACTAGATCGCTGGTGAACCTTATCAAATAAAGGAGAGCGAATGGCCTACGGATCTGATATCACCGATGGTATCCCGTATCCTCTGTCTAACCCACAGGGCGCTAATCAATATAACTCCACCAGTGAAGCCTACGATGTAGCAATCAACGGTCAACCGTTCTTCTTGATGGCATCTGACGACTCACCTTATCGTCGTGTCACAGCTCAGTACCGTAAACAGCAGTATGACCAGACCCGTGAGGCTGGAGAACAGTCACTCACTGGCTGGTGGTTCAGATCTCAGTCATCATTCCACCTAGGACAAGGCATCAAGTTCTTTGAGCCTGCTCAAGATGAAGGCTTACGCTTCCAATATACAGAGTCTAAAGGTTTAGATGTCTGGACCAAGGGACAGGTATCACTTATTTTGGATGCTACACCTAACCACATAACTGAATCAACTATTCAGTCTAACGGTAGACCAGGACAGTTCCTACGATCTATCAAATGGACTAAGAGTGGTAATACCTATAACGGATGTCTAATGCTTGACGGCTTTGACATTGACAAAGTTTACCCAACCATCACAGCGACTGTAACCAATAAGGCTCTAACATCAAATGTAGCTACACTGACAACCAGTGCTGCTCACGGTATGGCTGTGGGTATGAGCGTAACGGTATCTGGTGTAGATGCCACATTCAATGGTTACTACACCATCACTGCTGTAACCAGCACCACTTTGTCTTATGCTAAGACTGCATCTAATGTGCCATCAACTGCAGCAACTGGAACTGTATCTAGCAATGTGACCCACTTCCAAGATATTGCAAATGTCGGCTCATACAAGGCTTATGCCTTCTGCGATGATGGAGTTTATGCCTACTGGATAGCATTGATTGACGACAGCGGTACTGACAAGACCGCTATGTACAAAAAGTTACTAACAGATGATGACACGGTAGCACCTACTGAGATGTTCAAGACTACATCTTTAGTTGTAACTAACGCAGTAATGGAGTTTACTAAAGAACGTATCGTTGCCTGTATCAATAACAAAGTATTTGAAATTGCAACTAACGCATCATCTTTACCTACTGCTGTTTATACCCATCCAGTAGATGACTTTGTTTACTCTAGTATCACCTCATCTGGCGCTGCTATCTATGTAACAGGTTACTCAGGTAATCAGTCTAATATTCAGAAGTTTACTCTGGCATCTAACGGAACTATGCCTACCTTGACATCTGCTATCACAGCAGCAGAGATGCCAAGCGGCGAGCGCATCTTCAAGATTTTCTACTACCTAGGCTATATGCTGATTGGTACAGATAAAGGCTTGCGTGTAGCTGCAGTATCAGATGATGGATCATTAGCCTATGGCCCATTGGTCTTTGAATCAGAGCATCCTGTCTATGACTTCGCTGCTAGGGACAAGTATGTCTGGTGTGCAACTAACGTTGACGGTGCTCCTGGAACTACCCGTATAGACCTTGGTACTCAGATTGCACCTTTGGTATTTCCATACGCTTGGGATACTTACTACTATCCAGAAACGGTTGGAAGCCGTGTTACAGGTCGTAGGACTACTGCCTGTGCTTTCCTTAACGGCACTGATAGGTTGGCCTTTACAACTAATAACAACGGCACTACAGATGGTAGCGTCTACATAGAGTCTGATACCACCTTGGTATATCAGGGATATCTTCAGACTGGATATGTTCGCTATAACACTCTTGAGAATAAAATTTTCAAATTACTTCAGGCTCGTGTAGATACCACCAATGGTGGTCTAGTTATCAAGAGCATTGACAATGTTGGCTCTGAATACTCCATTGGTTCTTTTAGCCAAGGCCAAGACGTACCAGAGGTAACCATTTCCTATCCAGCGCTGCCGCAAGAGTATCTTGGATTCTCATTTACCTTGAGCCGTTCTACTACAGATAACACCAAGGGACCAGTCTTTACTGGTTACCAACTCAAGGCGCTTCCATCAGTACCGCGTCAGCGTTTGATCCAGTATCCATTGGCCTGCTTTGATAGAGAGTCAGATAAGTTTGGAGTAATGGTAGGTCACGAAGGCAGAGCCTATGACCGTATGACAGACCTAGAATCCATTGAAAGCAATGGAGACACCATCAGAATTGACGACTTCCGTACAGGCGAGTCGTTCATTGGAATCATAGAAGAACTTGATTTCATCAACCGTACACCTACAGATAAAAGATTCTCTGGTTTCGGAGGTATCTTAATCGCAACCATTCGGAGCGTATAAATGACAATAGCAGACTGGGCAATGCTAGTTGCCACCATACTCGGAATAGCCTCAACCCTTTTGATGGCACTACGTTGGCTAGTCAAATCATTCTTGTATGAACTCAAGCCTAATGGCGGTTCATCTATGAAGGACAAAGTAAACGTTCTAGAAGAAAAGGTAGACCTACTAACAGAGCTAGTAAAAGAAGCTCTAAGGAAGTGACGAATGAAACCTGTTGCAAAACGTGCAACACCTGCTGCTATTGCCGTTCTAAGGCAGGCAACTGCGCTTGCACCCAAGCGCAACAAGGCATCGGATGGACTACTGCCAAGCAAGGCTCACATCAAACAAAACCCTAACTCTGACCACAATACAGGTCACGCAGCAGATTTGACCCACGATCCACATAACGGGATTGACTGTGGCGATATATTCCATAGACTGCAGCAAGACAAGCGTGTGTCATATTTGATTTTCAACGGACTTATCTGGTCTAAGGAGCGCGGTACCCGCGAGTACAGTGGACCAAATAAACACGTCAAGCACCTACATATTTCAATCAAGGAAGAGCACGCAAAGGACACCAGTCCTTGGTTTCCCTGGTTGGAAAAGCCGAAGGCATCGGTTGCTGGTATGGCAAGATACCTTGCTGACAAGGCAAAGAAGAAGCCTCGGAAGAAAGATGTCCCAAGCCATAAGGAGGCATAATGGACAAGAAGTTCAAAGCAATGGCGGCAAGTTGGTTCCGCGCTGCAGCATCCGCTGCGGTAGCACTCTATCTAGCAGGTGAGACTGATCCAAAGAAACTTGGAACAGCAGCACTGGCTGGATTCCTCGGACCAGTATTGAAGTGGCTAGATCCAAAGGCCACAGAGTTTGGTCGCGGAAGTAAGAAGTAGTTTGTAAGAGAACGCTGCGAGGAAAGGCCCTGTCACCGAAAGGTGATGGGGCCTCTTTTTGCATTTATACAGAAACTCCGTAGTCAGTATGGATGAACCCGACAACCTTGCGTATCTTACGAGTATCCTTGAACTCGGTAGTAGCTGGCATCCAGCGCTCAGACCAAGCAGGCTCTGGCACCTTGAAGAGATCAAAACCCCATTTACCAGCAGGGGTGGAGTTGATATACCAAGGCTCAAGGCTACGGTACTTAGCCTCAAGTAAAAGCCTGTCGTATTTAGATTTCTCTATCAGTAGTTCTGGGTAATGGGTATGTCTACATTTGAGTTCAATATAGAAACCGAACTCATCTGAGATACAGTCAAAGGAGTCAAAGGTTCCTTCACTCTTGATTAGGTCAGGGAATCTACTATCTTTCAGATAATCAAAGAGTTCTTTTTCGTTCATTGCATCTCTGGATTATCTATCGGACAGGGCGCTTTCAAAAGGTTTCCACAATTAGCACACTGAACATCAAGGGCATACCAAACTATCTCGTAGTTTTCAAACTGGACATAGGTATTGAAAACGGTACAACCACAGACGCACTGGTGGGTTGGTCCTACATCGCGTAGGTCAGAGGCTTGAATTGGAGGAAGTTGTTGGCTATATTTCAGCAGCCGAAGTAGACGGAACAGCATTGCCTCACTTCCACAGGCCCGTGAGGGCCATACTGTAATTCGCCTGACGGCTCATATTGTAATGAACTGGTGTGTCGCTACCGCGACGACACGCCGATGAGAGGTAACCTTCCGCTATGACAACACTTATCGGAATCCAACTTGATGAACAAGTTGTCTTAGCTGCTGATAGTCAGATTACTGAAGATAATCTCAGGACTGTTAGTACTTCCACTCCGAAAATTATTCACGTTGGTAAGTATCTGTTAGGCATTACAGGCGATACCAGACCTGGTGACATCCTTGCGTACAACTGGACTCCGCCTACCTACAAGGGTGCTAATCCGATTCAGTGGATGGGTAAGAAAGTCTTGCCATCTATACTCACGGCATTCAAGGAGAATGGCTATGATCCGTACGAAGCGACAAAAGAAAAAGATGCAGGGTTCGACTACCTTGTTTCGTTTGATGGCAACCTCTTCCATATTGCGACAGACCTCTCGTTCATACAATCGGACTCCGCTATTTATGGACTTGGTAGTGGTGGGCAGTTTGCTCTTGGTTATCTTTATGACCGCGTGGGCCGTATCACTGTGGGTAATGTAGAGCAACACGCCCGACGCTCTGTTGAGATTGCCTCAATGCTTGATATAAACACGTGTCCTCCCATACAATTAGTTACTCAGAGACGGGAGCTAACGTGAGAAAAGATTGGAAAGTATGGACGTTGCATATCAACGCACACCATACAGATAACTGGTCCATTGGACTTGATTACTACAAGATATATGATTACCAGCCATTACGAATGCTGGCTAGAGTTTTGCAAATCAATTTGCTATTCTTCAACATTACTCTTACTAGATGGCAGGGCAACGGATGGATATAAAAGAACTACTTGTAAAGGCTCTTCACGAGAAAGAGAACAAGCGCGGCAGGTCCACGCAGGTTCAGATCGGTCCATCAGAGCTTGGAGGCTGTCGACGTAAGGTGTGGTATCGGTTGAATAATCAACCTGAAACCAATGACAATGAGGTAAAACTCGCAGCGATTATGGGGACTGCCATCCACGCTGCAATAGAGAATGCGCTTGCTAACAATCAAGATGTACTTCTGGAGAAGACTGTCGAATACGGCGGTATGAAGGCACACGTTGATTGCTTCATTCCTGGGACAGGAGATGTCGTTGACTGGAAGACTACGAAAGTAAAGAACCTTTCTTACTTTCCATCAGAACAACAACGCTGGCAAGTACAAGTCTATGGTTACTTGATTGACAAGTCTGGCTTGGGGAAGGTCCAGAACGTCAACCTAGTAGCCATACCTCGTGACGGAGATGAGCGGGACATTCTTGTTCACTCTGAACCATATGACGAGGCCATCGCACTAGAGGCTCTGAATTGGCTAGAAGCTATTCGGACTACACAGGAAGCTCCCGCGCCTGAAAGACACGAGAGTTACTGTGCCAGCTACTGCAAGTTCTATGATGCCTCTGGTGAGATGGGATGCGTTGGTATAAAAAAAGGACTTACCAAGTCTGACTTACCTCAGATTGATGACTTCGAGGCTGCAATGGATGCGTTGCATTACACGCAGATTGACACCGAGATAAAGACATTGGAAGAAAAGAAACAAGCACTACGCGATAAGTTGCTTGGCAAAACTGGAGTTACTACTACTGGCTATGAGATCAAGTGGTCTACTGTTCAGAGTAATACCATCGACAAGGAAGCAGTGGAGAAAGCACTAGGCTTCGTGCCGATGAAACAAGGAAAGGAAAGCGCAAGGCTTTCCGTCAAAAAGACTGGAGATAAATAATGGCTGCACCAGAGTCAACGAAGTTTCAAGTAAACTTCAAAGCACCAGATGGAACACTTATCAATTTGTACGCTACTAACAAGGAGGAACTAGAAGCTCTGCTTACAGCAGCGCAAGACTTTTCTGCCCTCATTGGAAGCGTTAGTCAAGCATTTGGAGGCGCTGGAAATGCTGCGCCCGTACGTAGTGCTGCGCCAGTAGCATCTGCACCTGCACCACAAGCAAGTGGTAATGTCTGTAAACACGGACCAATGGCTTACAAAGAAGGCGTAAGTGCCAAGGGTCCTTGGAAAGGTTATATGTGTGCTGCACCTAAAGGTGCGGTAGACAAGTGTGCAACTATCTGGGTCCGATGACCCAATGCGAGAGCCTCGTGAATACGAGGATCCTCTCTGCGCTCAATCAGGTGGCGACTTCTGGTTTCCTGAACCAGGCGTTGGGTCAGCACAAGAAACCGTATACGCTCGAAGTATATGTAACCAGTGTATCCATCAAAATGAGTGTGCAGAATGGGGTATCCACAATGAGCGCTTCGGAATTTGGGGTGGCCTTACAGAGTGGGATAGAAGACAACTAAGAAGACGGAAGAATATAGTTTTACGACGGGAGGAAAGTGCTTAGGTTAGACCGCGCTTGGAAGACTGCCCATACATTGGCGCAGCCACTTCCGACTGTGTGGAAAGACCTAGACAAAAAGGGCATAAAGTTTCGGCGAGGTCAAGTGTGTATGGTTGCCGCTGCACCAAACGCTGGAAAGTCTATGTTCGCTCTTGTGTATGCTATCAAGGCCAAGGTGCCTACTCTGTTCTTCTCGGCTGATACTGATGCCGCTACTGTGATGCTACGTGCTTCGGCACATCTAGCAGGCCACACCCAAGAAACTGTAGAGAATCAAATCAGCATCAACCCTGATGCCTACGATGAGAACCTACAGGACATATCACATATACAGTGGGTCTTTGATTCATCACCGAACCTTGATGATATTGAGGCGGAAGTAAAGGCCTACATTGAACTCTATGGAATCAGTCCACAACTGATCGTCATAGATAACCTGATGAATGTCGTCGCTGAATCTGATAATGAGTGGGCAGGCTTACGTCAAATAATGATGGAGCTACACGATATGGCACGCAAGACAGAAGCCTGTGTGCTTGTTCTGCACCACGTATCAGAACAGAGTGAGTATGGTAAGGATATGACTGAACCACCAGCACGTCGTGCTATTCACGGCAAGGTGAGTCAGTTACCTGCGCTGATACTTACTCTTGGCTACAATCCGTTTGAGCATACGCTTAGGGTTGCAGCAGTCAAGAATCGTTTTGGAGAACACCAAGCTGACGGCAAAGGATACGTAGGACTCTTCGTAAACTTTGCTACCTGTCATATCAATGACAGCGATGCTTACGGCAGGATGGTCTACAACTCAAATCTATCGAGGGTTTTATGAGTTCATACAACAAGGCTAAGGGTTCTAAGTTTGAGACGGATGTAATGAAATACTTACGCAAACTGGGACACTTTGCTGAACGCCTAGCCAAGGCGGGATCTAATGATGAAGGTGACATCGTTACCATCATCGCAGGTCAGACCTATATTCTGGAGTGCAAAAACCGTAAGTCAATCAATCTTCCGCAGTTCTGGGCAGAAGCCCAGACTGAGGCAGCCAACTATGCGAAGGCTCGTGGACTACCCGTCAACCCACCAGCCTTCGTCATAGTCAAACGCAGGAATGCCAGCATCGCAGATGCGTGGGTAATACAACCACTATCAGAGTGGGTCAATAACATAGCCGAAGAGTTAGGAGTAGATGATGCCAGTTCCAGAAGGACAGATAACGACGAGCAAGATTTGGACTGATGAAGATGTTCAGTTACCAGAAGAACCGACTGAAGTAGAAGAAAAGGAAGAAGAGCGAGAAGAATGATTGAAGATTTTTTAGTCGCTTTTATATCAACTGTTTTGAGTATATTTGCTTTTGTTGCTTTGGTTGGCATTGGTTTACTTTCATTACAATCAAACACCTATAAATATAACTGCAATCTGCAGTATGGTCCGAGTCTGAAGACCACATTACTTATCAGTGATGGGGACTTTGCTTACGAACCAGAAGCTTTTTGCTCAAGGCTCAAAGCCAAGATGGAGGAAGAATGATTTGCGGTAAATGTATGTGGGCAGGACATCACAACACTATCGGTAAGACTGATATGGCTAAGGAGTTTCACGATAACTGCGAAGGAGACTGCGGATGCCAGCACAAGACTGGTCCAGGGTGGTTCGTACGAAGAGGTCAAAAGCCAACTCCGATGCAAACTCAGTCTCCATAGCTGAAGTAGTCAGGCACTTTGGAGGAGAAGTAAAAGAGGGGCGCAACGTATCGGTGCGCTGTTGTATGCACGATGACTCTCGCAAGAGTGCAGTCATTGATACATATAACAATTTGTATTACTGTCACACCTGTGGCAAGGGTGGCAATGCCGTCAATGTCATTATGGAATTAGAGAATGTGGGGTTCAAGGATGCTCTCGCAAGAGCAGGCGAAATCGTTACAGGAGGCGGCTCATCATTACGCGGAGGCAATAAGCGACGAGGCCCTAGCCTACCTCGCAGGACGTGGAATATCTGAAGAGGTTGCTGCTCGCTATCGCCTTGGTACTATCACCGATCCGATAGAGGGACATCAAGGATATGAGGGATGGATTTCTATTCCATACTTTACAGCGTTAGACCTCTGTGTTGGTTTCAAGTTTAGAAGATTAGATGATGGCAAGCCTAAGTATGGTTCACCAGTAGGGCAGAAGACTCACCTGTTCAACGTTGTAGCTACAATGTCTGCAACTAAGAGCATCGTTATCTGTGAGGGTGAGTTTGATGCAATCATTATGGATGCAGTCGTAGGTGTACCAGCAGTAGGAGTACCTGGAGTAGCGGCGTGGAAGCCTTTCTATCCGAAGTTATTCGGTGGCTTTGATGTTGTGTATATTCTTGGAGACAATGATGTGAAAGAAGATGGCACTAATCCTGGGGCAGAGTTCTCTAGGCGTGTCGCAGGTGAGGTTCTCAACTCACAAATAGTACAATTACCACCAGGTATGGACATCACGGACTTTTATCTGGTGAATGGTAAAGAAGCTACAGCCAACCTAGTAGGAGGAGCGCGATGAATGAGCAAGAAAAAGGATCTCCAAGAGGCAGCCAGATTATTGATGGATATGGGGATGATAATAATAGCGATAGATTACAAGGCTGGGACTATTACCTGTCAGCCGATGCCAGTAAGAAAGTAAGTGGACAGTTTGTCGAAGATGTCTGGCGAATCTATGACACCGCTGGATCGCTCTTGCTTAGAAAGCATCACGATTACGGTCCGAAGAACATCGCTCACAGTCCAGGTGGCGCACTCAATGGACTCCGAGTGCGGATGTGGGACAAGATTGCTCGCATCAATAATCTCCTTGATAGCAACACCAATCCCTCCAACGAATCCTTGAGGGATTCCTTTGTAGATTTGATGAACTATTCCGCCATTGCAATTATGGTGCTGGATAAGAAGTGGCCTGAACTACCGAATGACTGAGACTCACCCTGCCGCTGGCGATATAGTTTTCAGCGTAGCCCGCTCTATCTTTAGCAGATACCGCAACTTTGTTGAGCGAGAAGATGTGGTTCAAGAATGCTGGTCGTGGTACTACTCCAGAGCAGAACACTTCAACCAACTATTATCGGAAGAGAGTACAGTCCAGCGCGTCATCAACGAGAAGCGTATGGCGTGGCAGATGAAGCGTCACGCAGAACGCTACGCTCGTAGAGAGAAGGCTACTCGTAGCGGATATAAACTTACTGATGAAGCCTTCTACGATACTGTCGTCATCGCCCAGCTTCTCCCCCACGTCATCGCATCTGTTGTAGATAACACGGTGCTAGAGCAGGCACAGAACCTCATCAACGATGGACAACCAAAGAAGCAATCTGCTCCTGCTGAAGGTGGCAACCTACTCGCCACGCTCATTGACATCAAGAAGGCATATCTCAAACTAGATGTGGTTGATAAAGATATTCTCATCAAGAGATACCACGAGAACCTTACTCTCCAAGAGTTAGCTACATACCTAGAGTGTGCTGTCTCTACTGCTGATCGTAGATGTCAGAACTCTTTACGCAGATTACAGAATAATCTCGGTGGCGAAAGTCCTTATCAGTGATATACGAATACAAGTGTCCGAACTGCTCGGTTACCTCTTTCACTGAGCGTTCTATCCACGCCGAAGCCAGCACTCCCTCCTGTGCTGACTGCGGTGAGCTAATGAATAGAGTCTGGTCCTCTCCCCCTCTCTCGTTCAGGGGATCAGGCTTCTATTCAACAGATAAATAAGAAAGCCCCGCCGAAGCGGGGCTACTTACGCTGGTCCGAAAGAGAGTTAGAACCAGCAGTCTTATTCTATATCAGTAATGGTTGTGGGTAAGAGCAAACTTGTAAGCCTTGCAAGGTGTTCCATAACGTTTATCAATGTAACGTAAGCCTCGCAGTATTTGGAGTTCAGGCTTTCTACTTCTCTCTCCAAGGAGTTGAGCAATTCCGAAAGCTGAACTTGCTGGGTTTTGTGCGTAGTGGTCAAACCTGCTTTCTTTGGTCCATAGAGCGAGAAGGCATTTCCATTCTCTTCCTCTCCAACCAAACGCAACCCAAGCATATTCTTTTGCGATCCTTTTATTTTCACGCTTCTCCTCCATCGTTGCTTTCTTTCTCTCCATTACTGTTGGTTTCGATGGATCTAAGTACGGCGTGCTGGCGTGTTCCAATTTGTACAGTGTCAGGAATGCCAGCAGGACCACCAAGATCAGGCCACGCTTTACCTTCCGCTTTATCACTCGCCATCTCCTCCTCTAGTAGATTTCTATACTGATTGGGGTAAGCCTGGGCGAGCTTCACCAAGGCCCTATCTCTCGCTCTTCTGTAATTGCGCTGAAACGTGGCTCTCTTAGCCGCGCTGATAGTTCTTCTTTCAAGGTCGCTCATTGAGTTTATCCTCCCACACTATAAGCAGATACGCCAAAATAGTAGCTGCAATTACTCCCAGGAATATCACGCTCCAAACCTCCCACTCATTAGAGCAGCCAGGACCACATTGGTAACGTCTATCTTATCGGTAACCAGGCGTGGGTCCTCGCCGTCCTCCTCGTCCCATACTGAGATAAAGATAGCGCTGTCCAAGCCTTTACGAAACCAGGTGATAGCTTCACTAGCAGCCGATCCTCCCCACGCAATATCTCCCTTACGGTCCATTACTTCATAGAAGTTTATTAGTTTCATTCTCTTTCTCCTCCTTGTAATTGATTAGGTTCAGTTCATTCAGGGCATTGACCATACGGATCAGGTTCTCGCCTGCCCTCTTGCTATCTCCCTCTACCATTTGTTTGACCGCTAGGTCACGGCATAGGTCAGCCTTAGCTTGATAGTATTCCTTATTCACTTTCTATCCTTTCTTCATTGCATTCTTCACAGAGAAACACTCCGTTACTTGGGATATATCTCCACTTCTTATACGATAAACCGAAGCCACAGCCGTCACAGAAAGTAACGGGCTTAGGTTCAGCTTTCTCGCTCTCTTCCCCACACGGGGTTTCAGCGTGCTTAGTTAGCGTGCGATCTGAGAAAGTCCAGCCACATACTCCACACTTAGGCATTGACCCTCCTTTCCGCATATTCTTTCTCGCTCACTAACTCTTTCTCTTTCCACTCATACAGCCCACCAGTTCGGCGGATCAGGTCGCACTCCATACACACATCAAACCCACTTTCCTCTAGGTCGGTGTGGTAGTTGTGCTCTCTCTCGTTATGTTCCTGTAAATACTCAATCATCTCGTTAGACATTGACTTCCTCCATAATTACGTCGTCATAACCCTTGTCTTTCCAAACCTGGGCCAGCTCTTCAGCTTCCTCTTTGCTTAGATAGTAAGAGTTGATTTCTCCCCCACCTACCCATACAGTCCATTTAGGCATTAGAAACCGCCGCCTCTCCACCCTCCAGCTTTGAGGTCTGCCTCTGATAAATCATCTAAGGTGTAGCAGATAAAACTATCGCACTCAGAAGCGACATTATCAGGGAGATTTTGTAGCCCTTCTATTTCGTAGCCGTCA